GACAATCTGAAACCAAACTTGTTGCTTAGGCTCTCGGTAGTCGGATAGTCATTGCGATTGAACAGATCGCCTAGCTTAGCTTGGGCTTGTGTGATCTCCCAATCATATGCTTGCAAGAACGTGTTAACACAATCGTCGAACGATGCTTGGATCTCGGTCATGGTCTCGTGATACTTGAAGTATGCTTTTGTTGTAAGCAATCGCAATCCAGTATCTGACCAAGGCATTGTCATACTGTAGTGTGTAGTACGAGCAACACCGACGAGTGTGTCGATAGCTTTGAGTTCTGCACAATCGCCAAGTAATTTCTTGTGGACATTTGCGACACCAGTTTTTGCATAGTTTGCAGATGCAACGTCTGCCGATGCTCGCTTGTCTAGCTTACGTCCAGTCCACTTTGATATACCTAACTCGACAAGCGTTGCCGAACTAGATATTGATGGGGCAGTTGTTAGTGGCTGACTAACAGTTTGTGTGTTTGATATAGTCATGGTAGTATCTCCTTTAGTTTGTTATGTTAAGTTTAGAATTGTCGTCATTCGTGAAATATTTTACGTAACGATAGCCGTTGATTGTAAATATTTCCACAAACGCGTTGCCACGCCACTCGAAGTGTGACGTAGTGCCTTTAGGTAGGTGCTTGTAGTGTCGCCTTGGCTTGCGACGTTTTGTTAGTGGCTGACTAACATTCGTAGTAGTATGTGACATGTAAACCTCCGTAGTATGTTATGGCGTAAGTGCCGAAATCAAAAACCTTTCTTGATTGTTCTTATAGTATAGCACAGATATCAGATGGTGTCAAGTATCTACAAAACGTGTATAGGTGTGTTGTTTAGTGGTAATACAGTGTAAATCGTGTAATGTCTTGTAATGTTCTGTAATGTTCGGTTGGGTGTCGGTGTAAGTCCTTGATTATATTGGAATGTTCGATTGTTCGTTTTTTCAGGAAATTGGACATCGCTCTCGAGACGCTCGAGGCTTACGAACATTACAAAATCAAAATCAAAAGTACCCTAAGTAATATTATAAAAACGAACATTATACTTTAAAAACAAGATTTACTAAGTTCTACTACATTCTACTAAGTAAGAAACTAAACTGTTAGTCACCAACTAACACTATATGCTATCAAAACATAATGTACGTTTCACACTTGCAAAAAACGAACATTAGCCGAACATTCGCAGAACATTACAAAATAAAACGAACATTAGGCTCAATGCGACTTCAGTAACTGGTTTCATGTGTTGACGTGTTAGTGGCTGACTAACAAAAATACCATCGGCTCAATGCGACTTCAGTAACTGGTTTCTTTTTACAAGAAATTTTAGACAAAAAAATACCCGACCAAAAATTAATCTGATCGGGTAAAATATTAAGTTAAATATAATGCAAGTAAAGGGCATATTATAAATAATATAACTCCAAGTAAATAAGTTAACACGTATGTAAGTATAGTATGTATCTTTTCTGATGTAGTACTAAAATCATATGTCCTATATCTTTTAACTTGTGGACGTCGTTTTTGTCTTATAGGTATATCTTTAAGATCTTTTTTATAAGATGCCATCATGTTAGACCTTATTAGATTATTATACGCGTGATTGTATTGTCTATAATCTTTATATTCAACACCATTTAAAATATATTTCTGCATTGTTTATTCTCCAATAAAAATAAGGGACACCTTAATTGATGTCCCTTGTAGTAGTGTTAAGCTTTTTTAATGCAAGCTCTCGCCTTAGTTATATGTTTCTTGATACTTTCAAGATCATTATTATCTACAAACTTTATAGATTTATCGTCGGCATTTGCATTAAGCTTGGTTACTAGTGTTGCAAATAACTTATCTATTTGATCATACTTAGTACCTTGCCTTGATGCCCCACCTTTTTTGGCAGGTGCTAACATCTTTTCAAGTGTACCTACAAGCTTGTTAACTCTACTAGCAGGTTGCATCTGCAATTTTCTTTTCTTAGATGCCTTAGCTTTATAAGCTGCCGTTTTCTTTTTAAGACCATATACTTGCGTAATGTCCTGACATTTATAAAGCTTGTAATCATCTTTATTAAAGATTGCCTTGCCTACAGTATCCAATACCTTAAGATAATCATCTTTAGTAAGATTACTTGTCTTAGTGTTTGGATTTGTAAAGTTAAGATGAATATTCTTTTGACCTTTGTACAATTCACTAGCCCATTTAACAAAACTAGCATTTGCAGATACAATGCCCTTTTCTTTGTTATGAATATCTTTAACTCTTGCATGTAGGTTAGTAAGGTTTACATCACTTACTAAGATGTTTGATTTTTTTGACATGGTTAAATGCCCTTTCAGTTTGTGTTAGTCATTGACTAACAAGGTTAACACAGAGCATTGTTGCTCTGATGGTTATTAATAGACCATATCATAACGTGTTAGTATATAGGTAAATAGACCAAAACGTAGTATTTCTTGCCCCACCATGCCCCTATGCCCCTTTATGTGTGTTATCTATACATATTTTCTATATATTACTAATCTCCACAAACGATTGCAAATTTTCTGAGATTTGACCCCCACCCCCCTCTATATAGGAAAGGCCCCCCATAGGAGTCCCAAAACCACTTGCTAAAAAATTTTTTATATGTATATATGAAACATCGGTTAACAACCTGCAACGAGAACATATGACTATAACTGTAGAACCTGAGTTAGGTATTGAGTTTTCTCCCAACCTGCCACCCGTGGATTTAAAAACACGCACGGAGTATGCAGCCAAGTCTGCTAAAGAGTTGGAAAAGCATGGGTTAGACCTAGAACCTACTAAGGAAGATAAAGATATTGCAGCAAAACTAACCGTTGCATATGCAGACAACCCCGAAGCCACATCTAAAAAAGTTACTACAAAGAAAGCAGCAGCACTTACACCTGCCAGTCTTGTGTTAACAAACAATATTTTAAAAGAGTTCGGGCAGTCTGTTGTCGAGAGTGCTACTCATATAAGACACCTAGTCACAAACAAATTATTATTAGAGACTGAGAACCCAGATCCTAAAGTTCGTATCCGTGCTTTGGAGCTTCTAGGTAAGATGTCTGACGTTAGCTTGTTTGCAGAAAAGTCCGAGATTACGGTAACGCACCAGTCCACTGACGATCTACGTGAGAAACTGCGTGCTAAGTTAAATAAGTTAATTAAAGTAGAAGATGATAGGGCTCCTGTTGTGATTGATGGGGAGTCGTTTGATTTAGATAAGGAGTTAGGTGCAGAAGATGAGTGAGTTAATTTGTAATTTACCTTCAGAAGATGTGTGGGTACGTAAAGAATACCTGAGAGATTTGAAAGATGGACATGGTGAATTTGTACGTGGGGTCTGGGTCTCATGTAAATCTATTCCTGGAAGAGCATTTTATTTTGAGACTTATCTGCCTGAATACGGCGCTTTGTTTGATAAGTTGCCTATTAGCGCGTTCGTTTCTAGACCTGAAACACCCACTCCTGACTTACCTCTTAATAATCTCCAGTTCTGGAACTGTATGGATTATGGGGTGGTGGCTATTTGCAAGCAGTTCATCGGTTCAATGGATTTTCAGGTGTTAAGTAGAGATCATGGCACATTAGCAGGTTCTTATATATGCACTATAGACAATTATCATGCGGATGCTAACGGAATTGATTATAGTACGAGCGAAACACCAGCTGAACATAAGTCTCATAACCTGTTACAGTTAGAAAATGGGCAGTTTTGCCTGTATCCAAACAACAGAATGAGGGTTTATGACAATTCTTTGACCCCACAGAAGCCATTAGACCCTGATTTTAAGGTTAGTACCATAGAATATCAGGTAGAAAATGGGAATATGACTAGGTTGGGTGATACTGACGAGTATTTTTGGAAGACTAAAGATGAGTGAAGCCGTTATCGATTTTTCTGAGGACGAAATCAGCACTATGTTGGCTAATTTAGACCAATATACACCTGAAGAAGTGCAGGAAATCGATAAATTGGTTGATGAATTAGGAAAACGTAAGAATATCAAGACTGTATACGATGATCTTATAGCATTTTGTAAACATATGCAGCCAGATTACATTGTTGGTAAGCATCATAGGATGTTGGCAAACATGCTTATGGACATAGAACAGGGTAAAAAAGACAGAATATGTGTAAACATACCACCTAGACATGGTAAGTCGCAATTAGTGTCTATCTTCTTCCCAGCTTGGTTTTTAGGTAGAAATCCTAACAAAAAAGTGATGATGGTATCACATACTACAGATTTAGCAGTAGACTTTGGTCGAAAAGTACGTAATCTTATATCTACAGATGAGTATCAGTCCATATTCCCAACGGTGCAGCTTGCATCAGACTCTAAGTCAGCGGGAAGATGGAATACAAATTCAGGAGGAGAATATTATGCGTGTGGTATTGGTTCATCTATTGCTGGTCGTGGGGCTGATCTCCTGCTCGTTGACGATCCCCACTCCGAGCAAGATGTCATTAATGGAAACTTTGGAGTTTTCGAGAAAGCATATGAATGGTTTACATATGGAGCGAGGACACGATTAATGCCTGGGGGGCGTGTGGCTATTATACAAACACGTTGGCACATGGATGACCTGACAGGTCGTGTGACTAAAGACATGAGCCAGAATGAGAAAGCCGACCAGTATGAGGTCGTGGAGTTTCCTGCCATACTGGATATTATTAGTAAGAAGACTAAGAAGTCAGAGCAGAAACCCCTATGGCCCGAGTTCTTTGATTTAGACGCACTACTACGTACTAAAGCATCTATGCCTGTGTTTCAGTGGAACGCACAGTATCAGCAAGAACCTACCGCAGAAGAAGCCGCCCTTGTGAAGAGGGAGTGGTGGCAGATGTGGACACACGAGCAACCTCCGTCATGTGAATACGTTATCATGTCACTGGATGCCGCGGCAGAAAAACACAACAGAGCTGACTATACGGCACTAACTACATGGGGAGTTTTTCTTAACGAAGATCTTGACGCATATAATATTATATTGCTAAATAGTATAAAAAAGCGTATGGAGTTCCCAGAGCTAAAAGAATTGGCTATGGAAGAATATGCAGAGTGGGAACCAGATGCGTTCATAGTGGAGAAGAAAAGTTCAGGTACTGCGCTTTACCAAGAGATGAGACGGATGGGATTACCCGTACAAGAATACACACCTCACAGGGGGTCAGGCGATAAATTGGCAAGGTTAAACTCTGTATCTGATATTGTAGCATCGGGACTATGTTGGGTTCCAGAAACTAGGTGGGCAGAAGAAGTTGTAGAAGAGATTGCAGGATTTCCATTTATGAGTCATGATGACTTAGTTGACTCTACCGTTATGGCACTTATGCGATTTAGACAAGGTGGGTTTATAAGACTACCAAGTGACGAACCAGAAGATACTGTATATTTTAAACGCAGAGGAAGTGGATACTACTAATGGCAATAGAAAAAAGTTTGAGTCCTGCTCCAATAGGAATAGAAGAAGAAGCTGAAGCAGCAGAGGCTTTAGAGATTGAAATTGTAAATCCCGACATGGTCACACTAGATGATGGTAGCGTAGAAGTTACTATAATCCCTGGTGGAGATACTAAGAAGGGTGGGTTCAACGCAAACATTGCCGAAGAAATGGACGAAGACGAATTATCTAAGTTAGCTGATGACATCGTTGACATGGTAGAAACTGATCTTAGCAGCCGTAAAGAATGGGCAGATGCTTATGTCAAAGGTTTAGATGTTTTAGGATTTAAGTACGAAGAACGTACAGAGCCTTGGGAAGGCGCATGTGGTGTATATTCCACAGTATTAGCAGAAGCCGCCATAAGATTCCAAGCTGAGACTATGAGTGAAACCTTTCCCGCCGCAGGACCTGTTAAGACAAAGTTGCTTGGCGAGGAAACTAAGGAAAAAGATGAAGCAGCGTCCCGTGTCAAATCTGATATGAATTATGAGCTCACTGAGAACATGGTTGAATATCGTCCCGAACATGAACGCCTCCTTTATAGTTTGGGTTTAGCAGGTTCTGCCTTTAAAAAGGTTTATTATGATCCAAACATAGGACGACAGGTTGCCCTGTATATACCTGCCGAGGACGTGATAGTACCTTATGGCGCCTCGCATGTAGAGACAGCAGAACGTGTTACTCACGTGATGAGAAAAACAAAGAACGAATTAAAGAAGTTACAGGCAAATACGTTTTACCGAGATGTAGATCTAGGAGAGCCACAAGCATATCATACAGATATAGAAGAAAGAAAAGCAGAAGAAGGTGGATACTCTCTTAACAATGACGACAGATACAGTATATACGAGGTTCATGCGGACATAGTTATTGAAGGTGTCGATGATTCTGATGACGATATTGCCAAGCCATACGTTATTACTATAGAGCGAGGCTCTAATGAAGTATTATCTATTCGTAGAAACTGGAACCCTGATGATGAGCTTAAATTAAAAAGACAGCATTTCGTACATTATGTGTACGTACCAGGATTTGGGTTTTATGGATTAGGTCTTATCCACATTATAGGTGGATACGCCCGCGCGGGTACATCCTTAATACGTCAGCTTGTAGATGCAGGTACATTATCCAATCTCCCTGGAGGTCTTAAATCTCGTGGGCTGCGTATTAAGGGTGATGACACACCTATAGAACCTGGAGAATTTAAAGATGTTGACGTACCATCAGGCAGTATTCGTGACAACATTATGCCACTTCCATACAAAGAGCCAAGTCAAACATTACTAGCTTTGCTTAATCAGATTACCACAGAAGGCCGAAGACTAGGCGCAATTAGCGATATGAACATATCAGATATGTCAGCTAATGCTCCAGTTGGCACGACGCTGGCACTCCTTGAGCGGACTCTAAAGCCTATGGCTGCAGTACAAGCTCGCGTCCACTATGCTATGAAACAAGAGTTTAAACTCCTCAAAACTCTACTAGCAGAATACGCGCCAGCCGAGTATTCATATCAACCCGCCAGAGGTGAGGTTGGTGCTAGACAAGCTGATTATATGTTAGTAGAGGTTATACCCGTCAGCGATCCTAATAGTTCGACCATGGCACAGAGAGTTGTACAGTATCAGGCTGTATTGCAGATGTCACAGTCAGCACCACAGATATATGATTTACCACAGTTGCATAGGCAGATGATAGAAGTGTTAGGAGTTAAGAACGCAGACAAACTTATTCCTATAAAAGAAGACATGAAACCTGCAGATCCAGTCAGTGAAAACATGAACGCCTTAGTCGGTAAACCTATGAGAGCATTTATATATCAAGATCACGATGCTCATATACAGACACATACAGCGTTTATGCAGGACCCAGCAGTCGCACAGATGATAGGACAGAATCCACAGGCAAGCCAGATAATGGCTTCCTTGCAAGCCCATATAGCAGAACATCTTGGGTTTAATTATCGTAAACAGATGGAAGAGCGTCTAGGCGCACCTCTACCACCACCTAATGAAGAGTTAGATCAGGATGTAGAAGTACAACTAGCTAGAGCTGTAGCCGAGGCAGGTAAACAGTTAACTCAGGCACATCAGCAACAGGCAGCACAACAACAGGCGCAACAGAAAGCTCAAGACCCTGTAGTACA